AAAAGCAGGTTATAATTCAGGTTACCTAACTCTATTTGAAGGCATACAGAAACTAGTACCAGGTGAAGTTAGAACTTATGATGTAATTGAAAGTAATGTAATTAATCAAAGAAACTTAAATAATTACAAATACACATATCATCACACACACGAAATAAGAGATAGAGTAAATCAGGCTGTAGAACAAACCTTAATGGGTAGAAGAAACATTGGTTTATTTTTATCTGGTGGTATTGATAGCACATCCATACTTTATGAGATGAAAGAGTTGGGGGTAAAACCAAATACCTTTACCTCTGAATTTGAATTAATTGACCCTAAAAGTAGATTAAACCAAGATAGTGATTTAGCAAAAGGTCTTGCAGAAAGATTTGAAGTATTTAATAATACAGTAAGACAATCTCAACAAGATTATGTTGACGCATTAGAAGATACCTTTTATGCGTTAGAAGAACCACGACAAGGTAAATCTTTTCCCACATATTACAACACAAATAAATTTATAGCACAAAACAATATTACAGTTACCTTAGCTGGTGATGGTGGTGATGAATTGTTTGGTGGTTATAAACATCATAAAATAGGTGCAAAAGGTGGTGATTGGCGAGATAAACTTATTGCTTTAAGTAGAAATAATAGAGAGTTAAGAAATACAGAATTAAATTGCACAATAGATGACATGATGGATTATTTAAACGATTGGTTGCCCACAACACCAATGACAGGCGACAAGATAAATGATTTTATGTATATTGAAAGTTTAAATAGTTTAGCTGAAGATTTTTTAATTAGAAATGATAAATTAGGTATGGCATTTAGTATGGAAGGAAGATTTCCATACATGAACAAATGTATCAGAGATTATGTTAGAGCAATACCTGGTGAATTAAAGGTAACAAAACAATTTTTAAAACAACCTTTAGTAAATAATAAGTCTTTACAAAAACAAGCCTTTAAAAATAGATTACCTGATAATATTTTAAATCATGTAAAAACAGGTTGGCGGTTTCCTACAGATGAGATATTGATTGGAAATAGAATATCACCAGCACCAGACAATGGTGTATTAAAAGATTACATAAGAGAAATATTAAGAGATAAAGAATTACAAGACTTGTTTGAATATAATGAAGATGATATTGAAAACAAATATTTAAATAATAAAATACACGCTCAACCAAACTCAAATCGTAAAGCAGAGATTGGTTTATTGTCACAAAAAGAACTGTTTATCATTTTGAATTTTGCAGTTTGGAAGAAAGTTTACCAGGTACAAATATGAAAATAAGAGTTATAACAACATGGAATCAAAAGTTATTCCAAGAATACGCATATAGATTTGAATTGTCATTCAAAAGACATTGGAACTTTCCTTTAACAGTTTACAATGAAGACAAAGATTTTTTTAATTTAGTGCCAGAATGTAAAGAGTTTATTGAAAGAAACAAACATAGACCTCATAAAGACTTTTTAAGGGACGCTTGCCGTTTTAGTTATAAAGTATATGCTTATACTCATGCTGTAATCAATGATACAGAAAGTGATTTTATTATGGGTATTGACGCAGATAGTGTATTTTATAAACCTATAGACAAAGTATGGATAAAAGAAAATGTATGGCATTCAGATAGAATGTTAACTTATCTAGGTAGAGGCAGTCAATATAGTGAATGTGGTTTTTTAGGTTTTAATATGCAACATCCTGAAACTAAAAACTTTGCAAGAGCTATGAAAGAAATGTATGATAAGGATAAATTGTTTAATCTTATAGAGTGGCACGATAGTTACATTTGGGACCATGTAAGAAAAGAGTTTGAAGCTAAAGGTGTAAACAATTATAACATTGGTGATGGTGGTAATGGTCATGTACAAGCTAGGTCTTGTTTAGGACCTATATACGACCATACAAAAGGTACACAAAGAAAAATATGGGGATATAGTGGAGAAAATATGACACTAGGAAATAAAAGAGGTGATTATGAAAGCAGGTAAAATATGGGGAATGACAGAATTAATCCATGCAAATGGTGTTTTAGAATTTCATAGAATTGAATATAAAAAAGATGTTGCGTGTAGTAAACACAAACATGAATTTAAATGGAATGGTTTTTTTGTAGAATCAGGTCAGATGGTTGTCAAAGTATGGCAAAATGATTATGACTTGGTGGATGAAACTGTTTTAAATCCAGGTGATTTTATGAGAGTTAAACCAGGTGTCTATCATCAATTTATAGGTAAAAAAGATGGTGTAGCATTTGAGTTATATTGGGCAGAATTTGACCACAATGATATTAAAAGAGAAAGTGTTGGACAAAGAGTAAATGATTAATGTTTTTATTGGATATGATAGTAAAGAAAAGGTAGCATTTAATACTTTAAGTTACAGTATATTAAAGAACTCAACTAAACCTGTAGCTATCACACCAATTTATTTAAATAATATTAAAGATGATTTTGTAAGAGAAAGAAACAATCTATCTAGTACAGAGTTTTCTTTTAGTAGGTTTATTATACCACACCTTATGAATTATCAAGGTTGGGCATTGTTTATGGATTGTGATATGCTTATGGAGGCTGACATTGCTGAACTATGGCGATTGCGTGATGATAGATATGCCGTACAAGTTTGTAAACATGATTATACACCAAAAAGTAAAGTAAAGTTTTTAAATCAAGTACAGACAGTTTATCCTAAAAAGAACTGGTCTAGTTTTATGTTGATGAATTGTAAGAAGTGTACAACACTTACACCAGATTATGTGAATAGTGCAAGTGGTTTAGAACTACACCAATATAAATGGTTAGAAAGTGAAGACTTAATTGGTGATTTGCCATTAGAGTGGAACTGGTTAGCTGGAGAATACGAATACAAAGATGATATTAAGAATGTACATTTTACAGAGGGCGGTCCATGGTTTTCAGAATATGAGAAGTGTGACTACTCAACTAATTGGTACAAATATTATGCAGAGTGTTTTCAGATAAGATTAAAATGATAGAAGGATTTAATACAAACACAGGTAAAGATGTATTCATCAAAGCACTTGTTGAAAGTGTGGGTGGTTATATACATCAAAATGATGTTAAGAACATAGGTCAATTTGAACAAGGTAACTGGCCTCAATTTGACTGGAATAAGTGGACAGATAAACCATGTGCCATAGTTGGCACATTAAGAGGCACAGAGAGAATTATTTGGGAATGTCAAAAAAGAAATCATCCTTTTTATTATATGGACCATGCTTACTTTGGTGCAACAAGAGATTATAAAAGTAAAGGACCTAATGGTGTATTATACAGATTAATTAGGTCACAAATGCAACTTAATTATATTATAGAATTAGAAAAAGAAGATAGAGATAGAATTAAAAAGTTTGGTAAAGTAGATTGGAAACCATTTACAAAAGATGGTGAACATATCTTACTTTGTCCACCAACAAAGGCTATATGCAGATTATATCATTTAGGTGATGAACAATTATGGATTGATACACAATTAACTGAACTACAAAAATATACAGATAGAAATATTATTGTTCGAAAAAAAGATACAAAAATACCATTACAAAAACAATTACAAAATTGCCATGCTGTGGTAACTCATCAATCTACCGCTGCCATTGAAGCAATATTAAATGGTGTGCCTAGTTTTTGTGATGAAGTATCAGCTGCTAATGAGGTATCAGAAAGTTTATATGAAAATATAGAAACACCTCATTATCCAGATGATGATTTAATTAAACAATGGGTAGATAGTTTACTATCGGTACAATTTACAGGTGATGAATTTAAAGACGGTACAGCCTATCATACAGCAACAAGATTACAAACATGATTATTACGCACAAAATAGCTTGGGATAAATGTCTATCACATCTAATTTGGCCAGCAATAGAAAAAGGTTGGAAAGATGAAGATAGACCAATACACTTCTTTTGGGGATTAGCAGGTAAAAATATACCTGAGATACGCCAATGTGTTGAAAGTGGAGAAGAATGGTGGTATGTTGACACAGGTTATTTGTCAGAACAAATTGTCCGTTATCCTGAACCTAAGATTGTTGATTATGATAAAACATATTTTAGAATAGTCAAAGGTGGTATTCACACAATTAGAGGATTAGTACCAGCAGAACATACAAGAGTTACAGAACTAGAACATAAAGGTATAGATATAGAATTTAAAGGGTGGAATACAAAAGGTGAAAACATTATACTTGCACCATCATCACCTACTGTTACCTTTCATATTAATGGTATGTCACAAGACGATTGGGTAGAGGCCACACAAAGAGAGATTAGAAAATATACAGATAGACCAATTATCTTTAGAAATAAACCAAGACCAAATAATCAATGGTGGGGAACAGATATAAAAGATGATTTTAAAAATGCACATTGTTTAGTTACCAATATGTCACTATCAGCCGTTGAAGCGGTATTAAATATGGTACCTGTAATTACACATCAAAGAAATGTATGTGCTTTTATTAGTGGTAAAATAGATAAGATAGAAAAACCTATGAAACCAGGCAGAAAGACTATGCAAGGTTTCATAAAACTATTAGCAGAAAATCAATTTACGATAGGTGAAATAGAAGACGGTACAGCCTATCATCATTTACAAAGACAATTAGTATGAAGATAAGATATTATAAAGACATAGACGGTTGGAGATGGATAGGTTTTATACTTGCAATTGTAGCTGCCTTTATATTATCAAATGCAAATGTAGAAACACAATGGTTAGGTTGGTCGATTGCCTGTGTAAGTTGTAGTATATGGATTTACATGGCATACAAAGATAAAGATACTCCAAGAGGTTTAATGGAGTTTATGTATTTACTTTTAGGTTTGAGAGCGATATGGAATTGGATGATAGGTTAAATTTTGCGTGTGTATGTTATGGTGACAAATATCCAGTAGAGTATGTCCAAAAACTCTACAATATGGTACAAAGAAATACCACACTAGACCATAAATTTATTGTATTTACTGACCATGTGAAGATGCACAAAATGGTCGAAGGTGATATTGAGATAAGACAATTTGCATTACACGACCTACAAGGTTGGTGGAATAAAATGCAGTTGTTCAGTCCAGATAGTGAACTGTATGGTTCGACTTTATATATGGACTTAGATGTCGTAATTACAGGCAATATTGATTGCTTTTGGACACACGAATCACAAGCTGATTTTGTAGGTATGAATGACTTTAATCCTATGACTAAAATATTCAACTCCAGCGTGATGCGATTTGACAGTTTTAAAGTCGCAGAAAAACTATGGATTCCCTTTATGCAGAACAGGCCACAATACTTGAAATTACAAGGTGACCAGAACGCAATCTCAGATATAATACTCAAATACGATACAACCAGACGATTTCCAGACGCCTGGACGCAAAGCTATAAGTGGTTTGATAGAAGTGGTACCAGATTTCATAAGACTAATTGGACCTTTGAACACAATGGCGAATCGTTGGTAACCGTGTTCCACGGACAGCCAAATCCTCACGAATCTACTCAGGAATGGGTCAAAAACGCCTGGAAATAGAACAAAATAAGAACAAAATTATTGTACTTTCTGTCGCACCTCTATAAACCCTTGATTTATAAGGGTTTTTTATTTAAAAAAAAATCAAAAAAAGTTAAAAAAACGCTTGACTCTGGTATCCAGACCTGATAGGATATACACATATGATAAAGAAAAAAACACTAAAACAAAGAATTGAAGATGCTAAGAAAAGAAATTACTTGACATTACTTCAAATTTTTGATATAATATTAAATAATAATGAAAGGACTAACACTTATGAGTAAAACAAAAAACTGGTTATGGGACGAAGCTGAAAACTTTGTCGATAGTGTAATCGCAAAAATCAAGTCTGGTGAAATCACACAAGACCAAGGTTCTGAGATTATCAAACAGAACACAGGCAATTATGCCTTAGAATTAGTTGGTATTGAATATGAAGACCAAGTTGACGACTTCTTATACTATGCAATGGGTGGTCAGTAATATGAATAGACGAAAAAAAGTTTTTGAAAGAGTTGTCAATCCATTGCTTTCAAAATATATGATTGACCCTTGGACTTATAAAGGACCTTGTATTGCTTCTGGCATACCAATTAAATATTTAAAATATTTTAAAGAAATTAGTTGCCATAAGAACGCAATGAATGTAAGATACAGATATAGAGGTTCAAGCAAAGTGAAAAACGGATACTTTTACAAAAGACCACAAAGTTTCTGTCATGTAGATTTTGCTGATACATTTGCAGTTTATGAAAGGTAGGAAAAACACTATGACACTATTACAACACATTAAAGATATTAACGCTAAGTCACAAAAATGGATGGATGAAAATCCTGGTAGTTGGGCTGGTATGGTACCAGAAGATATTAAATTCTGGAATGACCAAGGTATTTTTACAGTTGAAGACTATGAGCGTGATAGCCTTATCACAAGTGTATATGAGATGCACAAAGACGCTTATGGTGTAAAAGGTCGTCATTACAACTTTGACAAAATGTCAAACAAAGAATTAGAAGAAGAATTAGAAAGGCTTTGTAAAGTAGCACAAGCAGAGCGTGAAGCGGAAGAAAGGTTTGAACAAGCTGCTTACGAAAAATTTGAGGGAAGGGTGGCCGAAACTTTAAAAATGGGTGCCGGTGACCGAGAAACCGCTATTAAATGGATTTTACAGGCTGAAGGCCTAGAAAATGAAAAAGATGCAGGTTATATTTGTTATAGCCTTGGTCTTGGTTATGATAAAGAATACTTATTTGAAATTAAACACTAAAAAGGAGACACTATGATAATTAATGTAGGTGATATAATCAAAGCAAACCACGGTAGAAGTGGTGAGATAATTAATATCGGTATTGCTACTGAAGCAAACGATATAGCAGCTGAAAATGATACAGCTTTAAATGCAAAAACATATGACACAAGTTTAGGTTATACTGGCGCTGTTACATACACAGGCGACAACGGTACTTACTGGTGTTATTTTAATCAGATAGAAGATAATCTAACTGAAAAAGAAAACTCAGATGTTGATGTACAATTAAATTTAGAAATGGAACAACAGTTAGGAAAATAATGAAATATAATGAAGATAAAATCCTGAAAGAAATTGGTGACTATATTCAATCTACATATGGTCAACACTATGCTCAGGTGCAAGACGGTGTACAAGTCCAAGATTTGTTAAGGTCTTGTGGTATTGATAAAGACTTTTGCCAAGCAAATGCAATTAAATATCTTGCAAGGTTTGGTAAAAAGAATGGCCGTAATCGTGCTGACCTTTTAAAGGCTGTACATTACATTGTTTTATTAATGAACTCCGAGGATGAATCAAATGGTAACTGAATTTGAAACACTTGATAAATTGAATGACGCATTAAACGACTTACAAAATGGTGAGGTCGGTGAGGCAATTGTTACATTGGTTGCATTGAAGAACAAATATCAGCGTATGTGTGAGGAATTTGACAAATGGGCTGATGAACAATCAAAAATCAATGAGGAAATTGAAGCCGGACAGCTCGAATTGCAGGAGGCGTATTTTCAGAACTATGGAACGAATCAGTAAACCTTGGTGTATGTTGACCTTCCTAAGCTTCGAAAAACCAATCCTGGCGCATCCTGGCGCTTCTTTTTTCCCAAAAAGCGTGGAAAATCACGCTTTTTTTAGGGCTTGCCAAATATCCTATATTTTGATAGGATATAACTATATTATTAACAAAGTGAAAGGACTACATTATGGTACAAACTAATTTTAGATACGACAAAGAATCAATCTTTGCAGAATTTAAGGCGGCTAAAGAAAAAGACGCTAAATTGTCTAAAAAGAAAACACAAGAAGAAAGAGAGAATGATGTTTACAAAAACAGAATCGCTCTTCTTAAAGAGTATATCAAACTAGAGGCAGAAATGCCAGAAGTTTTTAGTGAAGTAGATATTAATTTTCAAAAACTACTTAACTTATATCTAACACCAAATCCAAGAGATGCTTTTTACATGGCTTTCTTTGGCAAAACTTATGCAGAAAAAAGAGAAGAAAGTAGGGTAAAAACTATGAGAGATTATTCTGTTTCTGAAAGAGTTAACCACGCTAAAGACGAAGTTTTAGAAGTTTAATTATGGCAATTATCTATACAAATACCAGTAGTGGTACTTTGAGAAAGAATTTGAAGAAGATGAATAATCTATCTGACAATCAAATTCTTAAATTCAAAGAAGACCACCGTTTGTATAATAAAGATATGAAACAAAAAGGCCTACATGATATGATGTTGTCATTTGACGATTATATCAAATACAGATTCGGTAGATTAAAACCGAGAACAACACATATTGTAGGTACATATGAGCCTGATACAGTTTACCGTAGAGAAACACCGAGTTATCCTAGTGCAGAAACAAAACTAGGTAATGGCGGTACTATTGACCACAAACAAAGACAAGAACGATTAGAAATATCAAAACAGTATTCTATTGTTCCTGCTTACAACAAAGGTCCTTATATGGTCGTTGGTAAAGAGGACTTAAAAACAGCTGGGAGAAAAGTATGAAGAAACTTATCTTTATGTTTTTTGCAATTTACCTATTAGCATGGTCAGTTGCCAAAGCAGAAGAAAATAAAGTAACTAATTGGTTGCAGAATGAGTGGAATGAAATAGTTACTTTTCAACAAGTAAATTGGCAACAAGGTAAAGACCAACTTGCTAATAATAAATTACAAATTCAAAACTTATTTCAAAAGGTAAAAGAATATGTATCACAAGATTAGTGAATTTTGCGATAAGATTGATGGTATAAAAAAAGATGCCGATAGGCTCCGTGAAATGAAATACGGAGCCAATAAGGCAAACACGATTGAGATTGATAACTTGATACAACAAATACAAAGTGATTGTTATATCATATCGCAAGACAAAGGAAATTATGAAAAAATTGACCCTACTGATATTGCTGACGATACTTGTTAGTGGTTGCAGTACAAATAGAAGTCAAGTAGGTGCAGTATTAGGTGGTGGCACAATGGCCGCTTCGTGTGCTCAATTTACAACCGAACCAGCAGCTCTATTTGTTTGTACAATGGGTGGTGCATTTGCAGGTGCTAACATAATGTATAATTCAGATTATGATGTACATAATGCCGTTTTCGTAGACCATTTAAATAATGGTCCTGCCGGTTCAAGTTATACAAATTGGTACAATGGCAAAACAGGAAATTCAGGTATCATTAAAACCACAAGGTCGTATTTAAAAGGACCAATTAAGTGTAAAGA